CCGCCCTGTTCTTAGGTGTTGGTCGCGTCGACCGCCGTGCCGTCGGACAGATCGGCACCGGAGGAGCCGACAGTCAGAACGGTGAGCAGCGTGTGACCCTGGCAGGTCGCCTTCGTGGAGATATTGTCCCACTTGGTGTAGAGGACGATATCACCCTTGCGGAGACCGCGAGCCTGCGCGTCGCTCACGAAATTCGCGCCCCGAACGGTCGAGACCGCGTCCGTACCCTGAAGGGTCCAGAGCTGCGGGCTGTCGGCGTTCATGGACGGAACCATGAGACGAAGCTGAGTGGAAACGTAAGCCATGAGGTTGTTCTCCTTTCTGTCTTACGATTACGAGAACGCAGCCGTGTCGTCGGTGACGACTTTCAGCACGCCAGCGTTCTGGAGGATCTTCGAACCATGGAAGATCGAGTGGCGGGCGTAGCTGTAGTCATGCTCGCCGTTGTACCCGATGTCCGTCTTGATCCCAGCGCTATCGACGGCATGGCCGACGGCAGCTTTGTGATACACGAAGTTCGAAGCAGTGGCCGTGCCCACACCCGTGATGCGCGGATGCATGATATGCATTGCACCAAGGAAGCGGAACGGCTGCGGGCCGTCGACCAGCGGCTTCTGATTGATGTAGTCAATCGAAGTCGCCTGAGCGAAGGTCATAATGCGGGCCATGGTCTTCGGCGACCAGACACAAGTGATCTGGCCGTCGTTGTCGACCTGATTTTCGTACAGCTCGGAGAGGATATCCACGAGCTTGCCGTAGGTCAGGGTGACCGCAGAACCGCTGTTATAGGAGGTGGATGCAGAGCCAAGGGCAGAGATGATGCTGTCATCGATCTCCTTGTTGGCGGCCTTCATGCCACGCTCCTGAAGGATGCGACGACGATCCGACTGACCACCAAAAATGTCGAAGGACGTCGCCGTTGCGCGGTGATGCATTTCCTTCAACGTGATCGTGACCTGACTGTCGGTCTCGTTCGCAGAGGGGATCAAGCCATCGACGCCACGCTCTTTCATGGTGTCGGCCTGACCGGTGACGAGGAAGATCGCGGAGTTACCCTTGACCATGGCCTCGGACGTTACGCTGTCACGGAGATAGGACTGACGCTGCTCGAAAGAGGCAACGAACTCGTCCCTGTAGAGAACCTGAGTGGGATTAAGCGACATCTGTCGCACTCCTCTCTTGATGTTGAGGGGGGCGCTTCAGTCGTCGGGTGTCCGCTATGGCGCGGCTTCGAGCGGTGTCCTTACGGGGGCTCCTCGCCGCAGAGCGGGGCGAGTGACTTTTGCTAGGGTTACAAAAGGGTGCAGGGCCGCAGTGCGGGGTGTCTGCTTACTCGCCGACGTGCGGCGAGATCTGGTTATGACTGGCGCTTGATGAGCGCGGCTGTGATGCGCTGCAACTCGGCCTGATTGTCCGCCGCCCAGTATTTCTTGCGGACCAGCGGGTCGGGATCGTTCATCATCTTCATCAGCTCGGCGCGCCTCGTTTCGAGGCTCTTGCCGCTGGTGGCGACGTCGGTGGTGTAGAGTTCAGCGGATGACCCGCCCACCTTCCGGCTGAGATCCGCCATCAGGCGGATGAACATCTCGTTGTCGCCGAGGCGGCTTCCGTCGGTAAACTGTTTCGAAAGCAGTTCCTGTGTGTGTGAGCCGAGATGCTCCTGAAGCACGTTCGCCATCATGTTGACGTTCGACTTGTAGTCGGGGCCCCATTCCGCGCGAAGCGTTTCCTCGGTCTGCTGGCGGGCCTGATAGGCCATCTCCGCAGCCTTCTGCTCGGCGATCTCCTGATAGTCGAGGAACCAGCTCGATACTTCCTTGACCATGTTCGCGGGCATGTTCTTGTCATGCATGTGCCGCGCGAAGTCCATGAAGATGGTGTATTCACCGTCGTTCAGCTCGCGGCCTTCCTGCACCTCGAACTCATAGTCCTCGGGCTTCTCGGGCACGCCCTTGGCCTTGCGGTAAGCGGCAAGCTGTTCTTCCGTCGGGTTTTCCGGCAGCTCGACGTCTTCGGCCTTGGCGGGCTTCTTGCTGTCGTAGGCCGTCCTCAGTTCCTTGAACGCCTTTGCGAAGGCGTCCGGGCTCGTGTACCTGTTCAGGAGGTTCTTGAGCTTGTCGTCGCCGCTAGCAAGCTGGTCACGCCAGTTCTCCGGCCAGTTGGCCTTTGGCTGGGCCGCGGTGTCCTTCGTTTCCGTCTGAGCGGTGGTGGTCTTGTCTTCTGCCACCCCCGTCTCGCTCAATGTCTTCAACGGTTCTGAGGTTGATGTCGTCACGGTCGTACCAGCGGGCGCGGCTTCAGCGCCGCCGTCTTCAGGGCGGTTGTCGTCAGTCATGTTTTCCTACGATGTTGCCGGGCCGCCCGGCTGGGCGGGGTGTCGGCGGGTTACGCCGGAGGAGTGGTATTCTCTCCGGTCAGGATGTGCAGGGGCGTCGTGATGAGCTTGCGGATCTGCAAGCCCACATATCGCTTGCCCTCTGCGAAGGCTGTCTCAAACATGCCGCCATGGTCTTCCGCCCGGAAACTCAGATCGTCGGTACAGGCGATCCGCCCGACGATGGCCTCAAGGGCCCGGCGCTGCTGATCCGGCGAAGCATCTCCTTGTGCCACGGCTCTAATAGCTACCGCATCAGCTTTATTGACTATGCCCGCCCCGACGACGGGGGAGACATTGACGATGACGGGTTTCCACGGACGCCATGCGGCCAGTTTCGCGGTCAAGCAGTGTGTCCTCTATCAGGCGGCTTCGGGCCCGGCTTCGGCCTGTTTCGTGGCGAACTCGGCGTCGGCCACCTTCTTGGCGATGTCCGCGCCTTGGCTGATCATGCCGCCGGTCTGCATGAGCTTGGCCATCTGGGCCTGCATGGCCTGCTCTGCGGCCAGCTCGTCCTCGCTCTTGAACCACGTCGCCGGAGCGCCCGTGCCGCGCACCGCGTCGCGGAGCATGGTGTTGACGTCCACGATGGCAAGGCTGTCGGGCTTGATCTGGGCCGCGGCGGCAAGGAGAGCCGAGGTGTCCTGAAAGGCGACGACCTTGCGCTTGGCCATGGCTTCGCGCAGCGGGTTGGTGTAGCGGAATTTCAAGTCTTTCCCTCTCAGAGGTTCGGGCACACGATCCGGCGGGCCGTAGGCCCCGAGGCGCATGGCACGGGCGACGACGGCATCGAGAAGAGCGGAGTTGTATTCGTCCTCAAGGGGCTCGAAGAGCGGGAGTGCGTTTCTGACGTACTCCTCGACGAGGCGGGCCGTCTCATAGGCTGTCTTCTCGCGGGCCTGCGGAAGGTTGATCTTGGAGAGATAGAAGGCTTCGGCCAGCATCTTCCGCTGGGTGTCCACAAGGTCATAGCCGAGGGATACATTCCGTCCGAGCTGGAGGGGGCGGATGGCTTCACCGAGGCGCTCGTCATACTCGCGATCCACCCATGTGATGCCGCCAGCCGTGAGATCGACCTCGCTCTTGATGGCCTCGTGGGTGGCGACAAGTGGAGGGTCAACGGTCTTCTCGGCGGCCTCGATCAAGGTCAGCATCATGCGCTGGATGAGACGCGCGTTGGGAAGCGCGATGATGGTTGCCGGGCTGAAGGCATAGGGTGAACTCGACACCTTCTGCCAACGGGGCACGACGTATGGCATGTGGGGCTCTGGGATCTCGGCAAGAAGATCGCCCTCCTCCGTGTAGAAGATCGAGACAAAGGGCATGCCGCCGAAGGTCTTCTTGGAGCCGTAAGGATCGTAGTCGGACTTCCGCACGGCGCAGTGGCGGATTGTCACCTCGGCAAGCGGATCTTTCCCGAGCTGGTTCTTCCAGCGCTGCGGAAACGCCTTCTCGCCGAATTGGCGCTGGAGATTGGTGAGCGTGATCTTCTGCTTGCGGTGCAGAGCTGCCACCATGCCAAGCTCGTCGTCCATCCAAGCGCAGTCGCGAAGATGCCACGCCCGGATGTTCAGGCCGTCGCGGTTCTTGTTGTCCACGATGGAGAGAACCGCGTTGCCGAAAGCAGCCAGATCGCTGTCGGCTTCGGTGCATGCGCGACGCATGTTGGTCTCAGGGTCGTACAGAATACGGCTTGTGACCTTATCCATATATTCGAGATAGGTCTTCACGTCCTTCTGGGCTTCAAGATCCTCATCGACACTGGCCGAGAACCACTGCTGGTTCGACGGTCGAAGCATGGAAGCGAAGGCGTTGGCAAGATCGCGGCGCACCAGCTCGGGGTAGCTGTCCACAAGGTGGGAGGCGAACTCGTCGCCGAGATTGATCTTGGTCGTGAAATCGGCGCGGGCAGAATAGAAATTTGAAGCGATCTCCTGGCAGAGCGTGTCGAACGGGGCCTTCTGCTCGAAGAGCTTGTTCCCGCGCCGCATCAATTCTTTTGCGTTGTCATCCATGTGAACTCAATCCTGAATGCGTTGACTGGCTCGACGAGCGCCGCAGGCTGATCGTCTTCGACTTTCGCATCTCGGGCTGCGGCAGATGCCTCGGTCCAAGCGCGCGGAGCGTGATCGAGCCACGGACGGGTTCCGTGAGGGGTGGCTCCGGTGGCGACCTGAAAAGCGTCACGACCGCTCGCCGGATATCTGAAGATGTATCGACGACATCAAAGCGCTCGCGGTTGAGCGTGATGCTCTTGCTCGGCCTGTCGTCCAAGACCGGTACGGTCGCGCGGAGGAGCTGGGTGGTCTCCAGCGCTTCAGTCTTCTTGGCCAGAACAAGCGCCGCGAGCCGCTCCTCCTCCATCTGCTGAATGACGGCCTCGTCAACGACCACCTCGCCAGGCTGAACCGGTGGTGGGAGCTGCGGAGCTTGCGGCTTGTTCTTGTTTTGCCGCTTTACCCACGTTCCATAAGAGGGAGCCACAACAAAAGACGGCGGCTGTTCAAGACTATCACCTTCTTGCGTGGCGTTTAGCGCACCCTTGGCGGGCACTGTCGCACTTGCCAAGACGGTCTGGCTGTCTTGCGTCAGATCGGCGTCCAGATAGGGAGCTGTGCTGCCCGCCGACGATATACTGTCCGAAGCCTCTGTGAGGCTGGCGCTCGCGCGGATCAACACAGCGCCTACGGCGCTGACGGTGTTTGCAGCCTGCGTCTGGGAGAGCGCACCCTTTATCGTGACAGCGCCTACGGCGCTGACGGTGTCCGCAGCCTGCGTCTGATCAAGAGAGCCGGAAGTCGTTGCCGCGCCAATGCCTTCGGCGCTGAGTGTGTCGCCCGCTTGCGTCTGTGAAAGTGTGCCCTGCACTGCGACAGCGCCTGTAGCGCTGACGGTATTTGCGGCTTGCGTCTGGGATAGGGTGCCCTTGACCGTGACAGCGCCCGTCGCGCTGACCTCGTTCGCCGCTTGGGTTGTGTTGGCATCCGCGACGACATTCGGGGTATCGAAAATACCCGTATCGAATATGCCTGTGTCGAAAATGCCAGCCATTACATCAACCTGTCGAGCTTACAGAGAAGGCTCGGGTTCTGCCACGGGATCAAGAAGTTTCATGGCGATAATCTGACCAGCCTTCAGCTTCCCCTCCGCTTCCGCTTTCTGGGATGTTAGCGTGGCAATCTGAGCATCCAAAGAATTGATCTGCGCCTGGAGGCTAGACACAAGAGAAAGCATCCGGTCATAAAGGATCGGAAGCTCTTCCTCGGTGATACCGAGGTTGGTGAGGGTGGTGAGCAGTTCAGGTTTGAGGTTCATGTGGGGTTCCTATGCGGGTATAAGGGCGGACTCACCTGTAACTCGCGGCGGCGATTGACGCCGCGAGCAGTACGCCGCCCGGATAGAGGCACTCGAAATTGAACGCCGCGTCCCATCCGTAGAAGATCACGTTGTCATAATTCTTCTGCTGCACCTGAGTGACCTCGCGGATGTATCCGACGAGGAACGCAATGCAGGCGGCGGCAATCAGCGGCGGGAGAAACGCAATCGCCAGCCACGCCACCGCGCCGTAGGCTGCGAACAGCAGAATGTGAAAGTGGGCGTCGATGAGGTGTGAACGGGATTTCCAGGTCCACATGACTCACTGTCCTCTGATTTCTACGGTTGCTGCTGCCCATGCGTCTGACGAGGACATGACAAAGGCGGCTGGGTCTTCCGTCCCTGCGCCAACGCCTTCCTTGTATGCAGCCACCATGGTTCCGCCAGAGCCAGAGGAACCAACCTGATAGTAGTTGTTGGTAGGAAAGGTCAGCGCCGTGTAGCCAGACGGGACAGTTGATAGCGTGGCTAAATCATCATCCAGCGC